CAACCGGAAACGAACTTGTAGCCGTAAAGCGCAACGATATAGACTTAGATACAAAGGAAGGGCGCGAACTTGCGTTAGCAGACAACGCGACAGCCGCCGCTAATCTTGATTGGGACGAAGAAGCCATAGCTAAGGCAAAAGAAGACTTCGGTATAGATAACGAAGCATGGGGCGTTCCGGTAGATTTTGGGGAAGACAGCGAAGGGGATGAAAATCCGGAAAAACAACTTAAACGCCTTAAAGACGACTTTATTTTGCCGCCGTTTTCTGTATTGAATACCCGTACCGCCGAATGGCAGGAACGCCGCCGGGCATGGCTGGAAATAGGCATAAAAAGCGACGAAGGTAGAAGCGAAGATTTGACTTTTGCAAAGACAGCGCAACCGCCAATATTTTACGATACCAAGAACGCATTACGCGAAACTTTAGGCAGAGAACCACAGACGGAAGAAGTTATAGCGGAAATGGAGCGTTTAGGGCTTAAAACAATGACTACTACAAGCATATTCGACCCGGTATTAACCGAACTTTCTTACCGTTGGTTCAACATTGAAGGCGGGCGGATATTAGACCCGTTCGCTGGGGGCAGCGTTCGCGGTATAGTAGCGGCAAAGTTGAACATGCCTTACGTCGGCAATGATTTAAGCGAAGCCCAAATTAGAGCCAACAAAGCAAACGCGGAAGAAGTGTTAGGCATAAGCTACCCATTCTTTCCCCAATGGACGGTAGGCGATAGTTCCCAGCTTGAAGACGTTCTTAGCACGAATGGGATAAGTGGCGATTTCGATATGATTTTCTCCTGCCCACCCTACGCGGATTTGGAAGTATATAGCAATGATCCGCGCGATATTTCAAACATGGACTATGCGCAATTCATTGAGGCGTACAAACGTATTATAAAACAATCCTGCTCCCGGTTGAAGAATAACCGTTTCGCGGTTTTTGTCGTCGGGGATATACGGGATAAGAAGGGCATTTACAGAAACTTTGTAAGCCACACAATAGAAGCGTTTACAGGGTGCGGTCTTCATTATTACAATTCCCTTATCCTTGTAAACCAAATAACCAGCCTTGCAATAAGGGTACGGCGGCAGTTTAACGGTACGCGCAAGGTAGGAAAGGTTCATCAAAACGTGTTAGTCTTCTGTAAAGGCAGCGTAGAAGAAACAATAGATAGTTTTGAAGAATTGCAGGTTAAAAAAGCATTGGAAATATTCAACAAGAGCCGGGAAAATAGCAACCTGC